CTAGGCAAAGTCATACATTACATAAAGTCATGCCATAATTACACGAGTATAGAAAATGTACTAGGGAAAAGTCAATAAAGTTATGCGAGTGTACATAAGTTTATAGATGTTGGGTTATTTTAAATTGCGGATTTTGTATATAGTAGAAAAAAGTAATCCTTCGATTTCATCATATACATTTTTAAGCGAAGAATTTGTAGAAAGACGAAGACTTTGTATAGTCTTCTCAAGTTTTAATAAATATGCAAGTATATTTTTGGGATTACGATCTATCTTAAGCATGGGAGTCATGCGATTAATTTTACCATGTTTACCTTTATACATTTCAGCATATTTGTCTATTAACGGAACAATTGAAGTATAATATGTCTCAAGGGCTTTATGCATAGCATAACTTTTTGTGTCAAGATGATAAACATGCGTTTGTGTACGAGAGTGCATGAGAAGAGAAAGAAAGCGTCCTGTACTTGTCATTATATTATTATACATAGTTTTTTTTGTGAATACATTACATAAGTTTATAGATGTTGGGTTATTTTTTACAACATGTGTATTCATATCTAAATCGTCGACCTCGACCATCATGTTTTAGGTCAAAACTAGACATGTATTCATTGGACATGCAATTAGCTTTTAGTTTAGACAAGTCTGTCAATCGATTAACCGGTCTATTAGACCACAACGAATTTCTAGCAATACAGGATTCAGGTTTTTTTATTTTATCAGATTCTCCGCATGTATAATCATATTTTATTTTTCTTCTAGATGATAAATCTGTAAGTTTAAAACCTGTTATTGGTTTTTTTCCACAATCAACCTTATGCCTGTCTAAATATATAACATTACCTCTTCCAGAATCATTTATCCTGGTACTCTTATTTGATACAACTTTTGCATCCATATTATTGAGACACGCATATTTATAATGTGCATCTCTTCCGGATGGGGATATTTCTACATTAAACCTATTAAGAACACCACCACCTTTATCACATTTTACATCAATATTACTCAACCCAAAAATATTATTCATTGGTATATTATTTTTTTTAGATGTAAATTTTTCGAACTTACCAATATCTACAGATGGCGGAGACGGAGGTGGAGGTGTCGATTGTCTCTTTGGTTCCACAGCCTTTCTCACAGTTGGTGTAGTCTTTTCTGCAGTTGGTGTAGTCTTTTCTGCAGTTGGTGTAGTCTTTTCTGCAGTTGGTGTAGTCTTTTCTGCAGTTGGTGTAGTCTTTTCTGCAGTTGGTGTAGTTTTATCATCGTCACTTGAACCACCCATCATCATAAAGGAAACCGAGCATAGACACAAAACAGCAAATGCGGAACCAGCTATAAGGGCAGTTTTGTTATTAGAATTTGCAACATTGTTATTAAAACTCATTGTATATAGTATAGAAATATTTTTTTATAGAACATTACATTGATACCATTTTAAAAATTTTTAATTTAAACACTTTCATCTTTTTCTTCTTCTAACATTTTACGTAATTTTTCTTCTATAGACATTTCATTATCTTGTGATTCTTCAAACTGTGAATTTGGCATATCCGGATCAAAAATATCGCCATGTGATTCACATAATTCACACGTTTCAGTTGGTGTTTCACCAGGTTTATGATTATGTACGGGTGTATCCTTTTTCTTTTTTAGAATAGGACGCTTTTTTACATTTTTTTCGGAACCTGTTTTTTTATCACGCATTTTCAAATGTAATGTACAACATGTTTCGCCTGGAACGCATGGTTTGGTACATTTATTACCTTTTGCCGTAAACATAGAACATTCTATTTTAGGTTCCATAGCAACACGTGCAACTGGTTTTTTAGATTTTACATTTTCAAAAGCTTCAACTTTTTGAATTAAACCCATATTCAGTTCAGTAAGTTTCTCTATTTTTTCGTGAAGGATTACATTTGAATCACCGAAAGAATCGATCTTTTTACGAAGATGTAAATTTTCTTCTTCAACTTTATTGATCTTTTCAACAAGAGTTTGTAATAACTTGTTGTTGGAAAGAACACTATTATTTATCTTATCAATATGATTATTCGAATCTCGAACGATATTAATAAGAATATTTTCGATAGAATCAGACATGTTTATTTATTTGTATTTTAGTAACTTATTTTTTTTATATATTTTTCTTTAACTTAGGTCTATTTTAATCCACATTGTTTGTCATCATAGTTTGAAGTTGTTTTTGAATAAAGGCCAAATCCAACAAGAACAAATGCGAGTACAAGTAATGGAGCTGTAAAATAATCTTTGTTTCCGTTCATTTTTTTTGTTATATTATAGTATAAGAAAAAAAAAATGAAACGTCAGTTATCAACCGTACTTTTAGAAGCATTATTTATAGGTGTATTATTACATGTTCTGGTATTAGGTATTACGAAAAAATTATATAAAGGTAAATGGGTTCTGGTTTTAGCTGGTGCGTTAATACATTTATTATTCGAGTATTCACCTTTCGGTAATATTAATGAAAAATGGTGTAAAATGATATTTAATTAAAAATTTATAAGATCATCTATAATCAATCCTTTTTCGCGTTCAAGCTCTTTTAATTCTATAGACAATTCTTCATATTGTCTATCTATATCATCATTGTAATCTTTCAGGTAAGTTCTAAAAAAAAGACGCCTGTCGCCAACGTCGTGTCCAGCATCAAAAAGTGCGTGTATGGTGTAATTTCGTAAACGGATACCAAGTTCTTGTGCCCGTCGTTTCACAGCCTCTTGACGAACAACATTTGTTACATTTCGTCTATGTTTAAGTTTTTCCATTTTTTTTAATGTTTCATGAATTAGTCTATTTACCTCAATAAGATTATCTTCCAATATATAATCACGCAAAGGTTCTGGAACAGGTGGTGGGGGTGTTTGTATAGGTGGTAAATCCACGTGTACGAAATCCCCGCGCCTTGATTGTGGTGGTGTTGTATCATATATGGTAAGATCATCGAGATTATCTCCAAAAGGGGGTAGTCTAGGAACAGGTGAAAAAGGTATAGGTATATCAACACGCCGAATTCTAAATTCTTCTTCGTCTTCACTTTCAGAATCGGATTCGTATTTGATATAATCGTGAATTTTTTTTATCGAATCGCACATTTTAAGATAATCGCCTTCAGAAATTATCTTAGAATTGAGGTCGAGGGTTTGCATTAACGAGGTAAGAGCTTCCATTTTAATGTATTAATTTTTATTTTATTTTATTACAACTTAGGTTTGTTATTTTTTTTAAAAGTAAAAGGGCTTCGACAGCTTCACCAATTTCACGGTGCTTTACACAAAATCCAGTTTTTCCTTGGCGACAGAGACAGTTTTCGTATACACAGTTTGGACGCATTTTTATTTATATGAGTAAAATGTCTATACTTAGGTTCTTATTTCCCCTTCTTCGAGTTCAGACTCGGAATTATATTCACTTTCATCATCTAAATCATCAATATTATCTGGTAAATTATCATACAATACTTCCCAATTTACTCTATTTGTAATTTCATAATCATCTAAGAAATCATCGTATGAAATTTTATCATTTACGTCGTATTCGTCATCCATATACGATTTCCAAAATTCTAAATTCTTTTTTGTAATTTTAGTTGGAAAAAGTTCAACCACAAATTCTTCACCTTCTTTGTATTTACACTCTTTTAAAATATCCTTCTCTTCTTCAGTATAAATATCAAAAAAATAATTCAAAACACCAATTGGTTTATCAAAACCTGGTAAAAGTGGTTCATAACAGAAATCAATAAATTGTGCTTGTCCATAAGACGTATCTAGTTTTTTATTAGAAATCGCTAAATATGCAATAAATTTACGAGTATTTGTAGGTATGAGATGTTCGGGATACCCAAAATCGGCGCGTAATCCATATATTTTACATGGTTTACCTACCATTTCTGAGCATAATTGATTAACATCAGAGAGTTCGACAATTGAAGTACAGTTTTTAAGAAGTTCGTGTGTAAGCATCGTTATTATATTACATATTAGTTACTATTGTTTAAGTCCATATCATCACTGTACGTGTTATAAAGTTCCGTCCAATCAACACTCCCATAAAGGTTATATTTTTCAACAAACTGCATTAAAGTTTTCTGACATTTAATTTCGTATTTAAAATAATTCATCCAAAAATCAATCCATTCCCTAGAGACATGTCTCGGAACAATCATTGTATCCAACTCATCTTTTGCCAACATTCGTAGTGCTGGTTCTATAATACCCATTCGAATACCATTTTCATATTTCTCTTCGTACATAAAGTCGATCATATGAAGTTTATCATTAAAAGCGGATACACCAATATACGCTATATGGTTAAGGCGTTTAGGATTACATTCTCTAGGGAAGTTATCTTTTGGTCTTATACCATAAACTTGTGAAGGTGTACCGTCTGCAAATTTATCAGTTCTGAAGCTCGATAAAACCCCATCAAGTTTTTCGAGTCTTTCGAGTTCAACAGTTTGCTTTGTAAGTTCGTAAAGAAGAGACATTTTCACTTTATATTATCCATCATTTCTTCGTCACTTAGGTCTTCTTTAACAATATTATATGATAGCGTCAAAAGAGCAATTTTATACACAAAAAACCCAAAAAGAGATACACTACAATTGAAATGAAATGGTACATTGGGATTTGAATTCCATATAGATTCAAAAGCAGCTATACAAATAGGTGGTAAAAATTGTTTAGGGAAAGTGTTACTTTTCTCGATAGTATCAACGTGATTCGAAAGTAAAGTTATGTACCCATAAGAAGATAATACACCAAGACACGCCGATAAACCATCTATTGGTTCATGTCCAATGAAATTATATCCTATATATACACTACCAAATTGTAAAGTATTATGTTTTAAACGATTTTTTATAGATTCATATTCCGAAATACTTTTACTTCTTTTTACGTGACAAACACTTCTTTTTGTTTTTTTAGTTGGGTTTATTATAGTAGACTGTATACATATCATTACAATTTATCTAGTATATTTTCTTTAAACTTTTGTTCTTTTTCATCAAAAGCTTTACATCTCTCTATCGATTCGTGTAAACGAACTTGTAGTTCGAGTAATTTATCTTCGTGAACGAAGTCATCGGTTGTTATTGGAGATATTTCCCATAAAATACCAAACGCTTTGTTATATGCAAGTTCTCTTTTATAATTTTGATATTCTCTATATTTAGAACGTGCTAATTCATATGCATATGTATTAATATTATTTAACTCGAAATCAGTAAAACAAAACTCACTGTATGCATCTTCATAAATTTCCGCGCATATCTCTCCATTTCCGAATAAGTTTATTGAGTCGCTCAGTTTTTTCTCCCATACCGTATTTTTGTTTTTTGGGTGCTCCTGGGCACTCGACATTACAATATTCGTATTTGTTCGCCTTATCCCAGATAACCCTTTGTATATCTTCTGGGAGTTCATTTGTCGCTTGACAAAACGAGAGAATGTAGTCGTACGTGTGTAAGGCAATATAGTCATCCATTTCATTTTATAATTTTATAAATAACTTCTGTACTTAGGTTTTTTAGGAACTTCCAAAATTACAGTTTCATTGGCTTCATTTTTTGTAGTAATATAATCATAATTACACAATCTTACAGATTGAGGTATTTCTCTTTCTTTAATTTTTGGTTTTGGTGCTAATAAATTACATACACTTGAATAAAATGTATACATTACTATTTTCTACAATTATTTTTTTATATTATACATACAAGATGGTATCACTCCAGGACTTACCGAAAAAAGTACAGTACATAGTAGTAGATTCGGAATTTGTAAGTGGTTCAAATAATACTTTTACGATAGATCTTACACTCGAATCCAATTTACACATCGAAGAAATATCAGAAGTTGTTGGTATAAAACCTGTTGATTTCTATATTACACAAATAGGTGAAAATGATACAATTGGTAATTCAAATGTCGCTAAATATGTAGATGTAGTATGCCCCGATGTACCAAAAAGGGGGCAACTATTAGACGAACGTAATGGTCAGATTCTTGCGAGAATACCATTAGAAAGAAGTTTTACGGGAAGTAATGATTTTATTATGCGTGATAAACAATGGAGATCTTTTCAACGCCAAACGAATTTTTTCAACCCTATATCTATACAAAAACTTCACTTTGAGATATACGAATCACAAGGTGATGGTGATTATAAAAAACTTCAGCCAGATGCAAATTGGTATATGGTTCTTGAAATAACAACAATCGACGTCAAAGAAAAACCGACTGATAGAGAACTTCAGATATTAGAAGCTTTACGTAAACTTATAGGCAAGATAGATGAACTTAACATAAACGTTAAAAAACTTCCCGATAAGGAGGATATCGAAAAAATGGAAATTGAAAAAAAGAAAAAGTATCCGTTTCGATACTTGATGATAATTATATTACTTTTTATATCCGGTTTCGTATTCTTCAAGAATAAGTTTACGCCTTCGGTTCCACCGCCTTCTTTTTAACTACACGTTTAACAGTTTTTTTCTTTGGGGTTGAAGGTGGAACTGGCTCTGGAGCTGGAGCTGGGGCTGGGGTTGGTGCTGGAGCTGGAGCTGGAGCTGGGGCTGGGGTTGGAGCTGGAGCTGGAGCTGGGGTTGGTGCTGGAGCTGGAGCTGGGACTGGGGCTGGTGCTGTGACTGGGGCTGGAGGTACTAATACCGGTGGTTCAATAGCATCAGCAATTTGACGAAGAATACTATATACGGTATCTTTACTGAGTTTTTGTCTTTGAAGCGCGGCATCTATTTGTTCCCTGACAGAGTCCATTGTTTAATATATATAAAAGAAAGATTATCTTTATATAAAATGTTATTCATAGGTCCAACCTTATTGAGTGGAATAGGTCAACATTGTAAAAAATATATGAACCTCTTTCCAAGAAGCAAGTTCATAGAAATTCAAAATGATATACCAGAGTGTGAAAAAGCATTTATATTCGCGCTCCCTGTACAATATTGGTTAGATAAGATACCAGAAATAAAAAGGAAAATCAAACATGTTACGTGTATGACAGTTTGTGAAACCGAAACAGTACACGAAGATTACGGTAAACTTTTTAAATTCTTCGACAAAATTGCTGTACCAAGTGAATTTTGTAGAAAGGTATTCAAGCGTCAGTTCCCTGATACTGAATTTTATGTAATACACGCACATATACCTGATAAAAGACCATATACTTTCTACCATATAGGCAATGTGTATGATCCACGTAAAAATTTTAATAAAATCCTAGAAACATTTATACGTATGAATAAACCAGATGCACGATTACTCGTAAAAGCTACATGTAATCAACCCGTAGAAGCACGTATACCAAATGTAACATTTATAAATGAACTTATACCAGATGACGAAATGGAAAAAATACATGCTCTGAGTGATTGTTACGTAAGTTTTTCGAGTTCAGAAGGTGTTGGTATGGGAGCAGTAGAAGCAGCTTTACGAAATAAACCTGTTATCATAACAGATTATGGTGGTGCTTCTGAATATATCAAAACACCCTATACTATAAAATGTGGACGTCAGAAAATAGTGAAAGATGATTTCTTGTTTAAAGCGGGTATGGAATGGGGTAAACCTGATGAAAATCAGCTTCGTGAATTTATGGAAGATGCATATACCAAGAAATTAAGGTATATGGAACATCCGAGAACGCATATGTTAACGTGTAAAGAAAATGTATTACAAGAATTCGTCGCTAATATAATTGGTGAGGAAAGTAATGACGCCAGTTAAGATGGCACCCGACATAAGTGAACCTCGTTGTGCAATGAGCATTGCTACAATATCATCGATAAACTTGATATTCGTTGGTTTTTTAAGAATCTCTGGTACAATCTTTGAAATCAAAAGATAAAGTGCCATAGATATAATAACAGGTCGAAGTGTTTCCTGATCTAACATGTTTTTATAATAAAGAAACATTTATTTTTGGTTTTGTTCCCAACGCCTCGTCATCTATTCTATGCTTTTTGCAATAATTCCCACATACAGCTTTAAAAGTGCAGTTTTTTCCTGCTAATGTAAAAGCTTTACATGTTTTTTTACTTTCTGTATTTGGTCTATCTTCTGGTGGACTTTGTAAAACCTGTATAGGACGAGTTTTTTGACACTCTAACTTTTTCTTTCTCATTTTATCAAGTATCAAAGCCATCTCATCTGGTGTTTTATTTTGTGTTTTGAAACTCTTAGATATCCGTAAACAGTCATCATAATTTTGAATATTAGATTGATGTTTTGTAGTAAGCACTTTTTTAGTGTTACTAAAATTATCTTGAATTCTGTGTGTTAAAAAATATTGCGACATTCTTTATTAATTTCTTTAAAAAAATAAAATAACTTAGGTTAATAAAGAATGTGGTTCTTTGTAAAACTCAGAAGAACCTATAGTTTTACTCTTGGTGAGTAGACATGTATATCAAATTTGTAATTGTTTTAATCGACATGGTATGAAAATTACTTAACATGTAATCTGGATTACATGCTAATTCTAATATACGATCATTATCATCCGGTCTTACCGATGTTTCAAAATTTCGGATATAATCAGCAGTTATATAAATTATAGCGTCAACATATTCTTCTATAGCCATTTCTAACCACGAATTTTTAGGTGTACCCCATGTAACTGTATCCATATCAACACGAACACCATGACCATATTTTGTTTTTCCCAATTCAAGTCTTTTTAAAACAAACTCTCGCATATTATATTTGTATAATAAAACTTTTAACTATATTGTTCAATTGTTATTATGTTTAATATAATATACACAGAATAATAGATTATATACATTTCTATAGATACATATATAAACATGATCAAACCTATTAATAGATAAATTGTGTGAAAATATACACATTTCATATTCTTTTGTAAAATACCATACAAACCTATACTCGAAAACAAAAGATTTATAATATTTATTAAATTAGAAACTGTAAAAGTAAACATACAATTCATGAAAAATATGGACACGTATACAATTTTATTAAATATTATATCCATACTCTCTACTTCAGTTTCAGGTTCAAGTTCAGGTTCAGTTTCAGGTTCAAAATTAGATATATCTGTACTCTGTGGTTGCATTTCTAAATTTATACCTAGAGCTGGTACTCCATTGGGTTGTCTTACTTGATTGTAATACATAAAAAATAAAGACTAATATCTTTTATGTATCTTAAATGGATAAACGAGTGTTATTCATGTAGTTGCCCGTTAAACCCAAGAATACACACAAATGATGTATATGAACGTAATACTATACGCGAATATAGAAAAATAAGACCTATTTTCATGTTTAACAACGAAGAATATTATAAATTTTTTGGATCGAAATTAAAACGTGTATGTTACCCATGTTTTTTAAACTCGTATAAAATTCATCCATCGACACTTAGAAAACGTGAATATGGTATGTTAAAACAAATATATAAAACGCCTAAGTCTAAAACAAAAGAGGAACTTTTATACTGGTTCGAAGGTCTAAAAAGACACTTAAGTAGAAGAAGCGAATTATAAAAAATATGGATGAAAGTATTCAAAAACTCACGCACGTGGAACATATTTTAAAACGACCAGACTCATACGTTGGTCCGGTTTCGCGTGTTGGAGAACCGTATTGGGTATACGAAAACGGTCACTTCGAAAAGAAAAATGTCGTCTACTCACCGGCACTTCTAAAAATATTTGACGAAATACTCGTAAACGCAATCGACAGAAATTCTCTGTACCCAAAAAATGTAACATCACTGTGTGTATCTATTGATAAAACATTGGGTGAAATAACCATAGAAAATAACGGCCCTTTAGGAGGCATTGCAGTGAAAATGCATGAAAAGGAAGGTCTTTGGAATCCTGAATTAACGTTCGGACATTTACTCACGAGTACAAATTATGACGATACACAAAAACGTGTCGTCGGTGGTCGAAACGGGTACGGAGCAAAACTTACAAACGTATACTCGACAAAGTTTTCGGTAAAAATAAAAGATGGAGAAAACAAGTGTGTATACACACAGGAATGGTCAGATAATATGAAAAAATGTCATACACCAAAAATAAAAAAATACGCAGGTGCAACATCGAGTGTTTGTGTAAAATTTGTTCCTGATTGGAAACGGTTTGGTATGTCTGGTATGGACGAGTCTATATACAAAATATTCGAAAAACGTGTATATGATGCAAGCATATGCACTTCACAAAACTGTAAAGTGAAATTTCAAGGTGAACCTTTACCAAAATGTTCATTTAATACGTACGCTAGAATGTACACAAAAACAGACGAAATGTGTATGTTTACAAGTGATAGATGGTCAGTGTGTATTGCACCTTCCGACGACGGATTCGAACACGTTTCTTTCGTCAATGGAATATGCACTACAAAAGGAGGTTCACACGTTGATCACGTTTCTGGTATACTCGCAAACGGTATTATTGAAGACATGGCAAAAAAGATAAAACTTCGTCCTCAACAGGTTAAGAATGCGTTTTTTGTGTTTGTAAAAGCAACCCTCGTTAATCCGAGTTTCAGTAGCCAGGTTAAATCAGAGTGTACGCTCAAACCACAAGATTTTGGGAGTAAATTTGAACCACCAAAATCGTTCATTAAAAATATTCTAAAAACGAGTGTACAAAACGAGCTTCTTGCTTTATCGAAGTTTCGCGAAATGAAAGAACTCAAGAAAACGGATGGTACGCGCAAATCAAAAATAACGGGTATACCAAAACTCGACGATGCAAATAAGGCAGGTACACAACAATCCGGTAAGTGTACACTTATCGTAACAGAAGGTGATTCGGCTAAAACGTTGGCAATTGCTGGTCTTTCCGTAGTTGGTCGAGACCATTACGGCGTTTTTCCTCTTCGTGGTAAGTGTAAAAACGTTCGAGATGCAAGTGTTAAACAACTTACTGAAAATAAGGAGTTTAACGATCTCAAAAAGATTTTGGGTCTTCAACAGGGTAAAGTATACACGTCACTTTCAGAACTCAGATACGGTCGTCTCATGATCATGACAGATGCGGATAACGATGGGAGTCATATCAAAGGACTCATACTTAACATGATACATTATTTTTGGCCAAGTTTACTCAAACTAAACTTTGTCGTGAGTATGGTTACACCAATCATAAAAGCCACAAAAGGTTCAGAAACAAAATCGTTTTATACCGATTCTACATTCAGGTACTGGTACGGTAATGGTAAACAGGGGTGGAAAATTAAGTATTACAAGGGTCTTGGTACATCCACGTCCACAGAAGCACGTGAATATTTTAAAAAAATAAAAGATCTTACTGTTCAATTCGACGCGGATGAAACTATGGACGTCTCTATTAATCTCGCTTTTGATAAAACAAAATCGGATTTACGTAAAACGTGGTTACTCGAAAGTACGGAAAAGAAACCTTCGGAATTAGAAATACCTTACGGAAACGTTGAACGACTCGGTATATCCGACTTTATTCATAAAGATCTTGTTAATTTCAGTCTGGCAGATTTGAAAAGGTCCATTGCACACGTCTCCGATGGTTTGAAACCGTCACAAAGAAAAGTGTTATACGCATGTTTTACTAAAAACCTTACATCCGAAATGAAAGTTGCGCAATTGGCTGCGTACGTTTCGGAGAAGACGTCGTACCACCATGGTGAAGTCTCTTTAGCCGATACTATTGTGAAACTTGCACACAATTTTATGGGGTCGAATAACATAAATTTACTCGAACCGTGTGGTCAGTTTGGTACAAGACTCATGGGTGGTAAAGATGCAAGTCAAACGAGGTATATTTTTACAAAACTTACGAAAAGTGCACGTCAGCTTTTCGATCCAAAAGATGACCCCGTTTTACAGTATTTGGATGATGATGGTAAACAAATTGAACCCGACTATTATGTACCCATTTTACCAACGGTTTTAGTAAATGGTACTGAAGGTATAGGAACTGGGTTTAGTTCATATATACCATCATTTAATCCGATTGATATACAGAAAAATATAGAAAGGGTTATTGCAGGAGAAACGATCGTTCCAATGAAACCATGGTTCGATAAATTTACTGGGCGTGTATTTAGTAACGAAGATGGTGTATGGGTTACAGAGGGTGTATGGTCTCAAACGGGTAATGTATTAAAAGTCACCGAACTTCCACCAGGGCGTTGGACACAAGAATACAAAGAATATCTCGATACACTCATCGAAAAAAAGAAAATAACAAATTACGTAAATAACAGTACAACTGAACACGTTGATTTTTATATTACAGGATATACTGGAAATGATATCATAAAAGATTTTAAACTCCAAAAAACCTTCCATGTTACAAACATGCATTTATTTCACCCTACAAAGGGTATTCATAAGTATGAAAGTCCAGAAGACATTCTCAAAGACTTTATAGAAATACGAACGAAAACATATAAAAAAAGAAAAACGCATCTTCTTACTGTTTTAAAAGAAAAAGTAAAAAAACTGGAGAACATGTCAAAATTTGTAGATATGGTCATACATGAAAAAATCATCGTTTTTAAACGAAAACGTACAGATCTCGAACATGAAATGAACAAACTTTTTGACAAGATTGATAACTCATATGATTATCTTTTAAACATAAAAACATATCAATATACACATGAAGCTGTACAAAATCTCAGGGAAGAAACGTCAAAAACAAAAGACGAATTTAATGATTTACAAAAAATAAGTTATATCGATATGTGGAAAAGGGATTTAAAAATATATAAACAATAAGTAGTATGTGTGACACTTCTGGACCAGATACAGGTGCTATATTATCACTCAACGCAATTGGTAAACAAGATACATACCTTTTAGATAAAAACCCAGGACTTTCATTCTTTAAGTATGAACAAAAAAGACATGCACCATTTTCTAAATTTCATAAAAGTACAAATGTAAATAAACCAAGTTCTTCTTCAACGACATGGCCATTCGGTGAAACGATAAAAGTTACATTTAACCCAAGAAATATGGGTGATCTTTTATCAAATATGTACCTCATGTTTGAATTACCTGCATTAACAGGTGGAGATAGTTATTATGCCGATCAAATTGGTCGACATATTCTCAAATCTGTAACAATGCGTGTAGATGAGATTGTTGTTGAAAAATTTCATGGAGATTGGGGTATAATATATGATGAATTGTATCTCGACGAATCAGAAAAAAGAACAAAAAGGTATACCGTAAACAGAAATAATGCAGAAGACACATCTTTATTATCGGGTAACCAATTTTTAGCCCAAAATAAATCGCGTGTTTATATACCCATACCTTTATTTTTTTCTAGAAAATACGAAAGTGATGAATATGAAACAAATACACCAAATAGACCATATTTCCCAACATGTGCTATTTATAAACAAAAACTTCAGTTCGAGCTTGAATTTCACAACCAGGCATTTTTTACAAATGAAACAGATGCCATTTCTCTAAAAGAATTTGATATAATAACTGAAGAAATGACAATAGATCCGTCCGAACGCATATATATAACAAATAAAAACCATGTTTTAGTCACGGATATAGTTAAAAAACACCCTACTTTAGATATACTTCCAGGTAATCAAAATGCTAAACTAGAACTTGTTCCTAATATACCAGTTAAAACACTCAATTGGTTTTTTAGAAAAAAAACGTTTGAAAATGAAAAAACGTTCGAAGGTGGTACGAGTTTAACGACAAATGTTTTCGCAAACAGATATAATTTTTCAGCGAGTAATGAATATTCGATAACAAATGAATTTTACAATCCTCCCATGAAAAGTGCTAAAATATTTGTAAACGGTCAGGATTTACCAAATATACAAGAATGCGATCATAAATATTTTAAATACGTTGTACCTTTTACAAGTCGTTTGTCTAGACCGTACAGAAGTATTTATACGTATACATTCTCGATGAATCCTATTAATGTAGACCCATCGGGAATGTTGGATTTTAGTCAGTTACAATCGAATAGAACAGTGTTAGATGTTACAATGAAAGAAGGACTTACAGATGATTATACTTTACATTTGTATTATGTAGGATACCAAACATTCGTTTTTGAAAATGGTATCATGTCACTTGTTTAGAAACAAAGTATTTTTATTTTCCCGTATGTACTCTATTATATTATTTTTTATACACCATCTTATGAAATTCAACTGCGCTACCGTCGTGTGTATTTCATCAGATGTTCCTGGTACATTGTATGTCATCTTAGATGATCTACAAAACGGATCAAATAACTTTTTACTATATCCATCTAAACTCGATTTGTATGCACAATGAACACTAAAAATTTTGCCATCTTTTGTTTTGTATGTTAAATTATTTTTCTTTGAATAATTTGTTATAAACCATTCAAGATTTCTTAAAGAAATTCCCCCAGTTTTATTCAAAATTTCCAAAAGTGTAGCTCTATTCTCTGGTATATTATAAAATGTATCAATTGATGTTAGTAGAATAGCCGATTTATTCATATTACATAATTCCACGCAAATCTTTAAAGCCCTTTTTTGATATTTCGCACGCAGGACACCCAGGTTTAAATATACATTCAAGTAAATTATGTGTATGTCTTATACCATCATTATTTTTAATTGACATTTCTATAGGACCCTTAACCTGGGGTTGATCCAAATGACTCCCACACATACCATTTAGTTTAGCTCTAGCAATACACGGACTACCATCCTTCTTAAATCCTCTACAAAAGTTTAACGGATTTGGTATATCAGCAAGTAATAGTTTTAAATTTATAGTATATTTAATTGAAATTTTTTGCATTTCTTTTACTAATCGTTTATATACCTCTGTTTCAACTTCCTCTTCCCATAATGTAAGTAATTTCCTAGATGCCATATTAAATATTAGCCATTAATTTTTAAGTGTTTTGAACATGTCACTAATCCTTTTTTGTCCATCGTCTTCTACCTTTTTCTTTGGTCTTCGTTTTGGTTTAACACGTGTTAAGAGTTCACCAAATATTTCTTCTTTTGGATTTTCAAAAAGTGGTTCGATTAAATCACACACGGGGTTTAGGAATTTGTTTATAAAATAATAATTATAATCCACTTTTAAATTATTATCTTTCGCATATTTGGGATCTTCTGCTTTTTCGTACGCTTTTGCTTTTGGATCACCTATATCGAGAAGAATGTACGGAACGCGATCACCCGACTGAGGTTCAGAACCAGGTTGACGCTCACGCATTTTGTTGCGGACTTGAACATGTGATAAATTTTGCGATTTATATGTATCACCAAGTTGTTGGGAAAGAATGAGTTTTTCGTTTGGTACATCACCTTCAATAAGTTCAATGGCTCTTTGTAAAGCGAGTGCTTTTGGTGGTCCGGTATCACTACTTTCCAACACGACATCGAGTAGTTCTTTACACACTTCACGAACATGCGGTGTGTTATCACGTCGAACAAGTTGAAGACCTTTAACATCTATATAATCCATGTTCATATTACCATCTTTACCTTTTGTCCAAAGTTTTGCTGCATATCTCTTTTTTGAATACAAAAAGTACGGGCAATACACTTTTTCAAGTTCGAGGTTATTTGGCGCTTTAAAAAGTTTTGTACACTCTTCAGCAGCGCGCTCACCTAATTCCCAACTATATTCAATTGCCTCTTTCCCGGTTCTTTTTCCTACATCAAATTCAACCATTACAGAATCAGTGTCACCATACCTTACCTTTGCACCCGGAAAATTCTTTTCAACGTATTCTTTTGTTTCGTCAATCATGCTACGTCCCTTTAAAGTTACAGTCGATGCAATGTGTACACACGGTAACATACCCTTTGCAGCGCCAGTAAAACCATATACGGAGTTCATGGATACTTTATACGCCAACTGTTTACCATTATACATTTCTTTCATCGCACCAGTTGATTGTGCCATATCTTTTTTAGCTTGTTTACGAAACTGTTTCAGTTCCATAAGAATATTAGGCAAAAGACTTGGTACATTTTGCGCAAATTTACAAAAACCAAATGTTTCGTATGTTACACCAGGTAAATTATCATATTTAGAATCCATAACAAGTGTCGAATAACACAAATTATGCGCCATCATAATTGATGGATACAGACCTTCAAAATCTAATGCGGTAATAGGTGTATAATATGCACCTTTTTGTGCTTCAAGAACAGTTGCACCTTCGTATCCATCTGCAGAATATTGTCCCCACGCAATAGTTGGGACCATAAATCCCATTTCACGCGCTTTTTTAGTAATCTGACTAAATACTTTGATTTGTTGTCCTCTTTCTACTAAATAACACAATGGAACCCATGTTGCTTTAGCCATTTCAAGTAAGTTCACGAGTATACATAATTTTGCTAAAAGTCTATGTGGTAACAATGTATCCTTAATACAATATTCAGCAACTTCGCGTAACTTTACGGGGTCTTCTTCTACAAAACGCGCAAACATCTCTTTAGCAGGCATATCAATTTTATTATCACCGAGATAGAGTTTAGACACGTTATCAAGTTTATAAGAATCAAGTTTGTACCCTTTTTTTACTTCATGAAACAAATCGAAAATAAATCGACCAGGCATAGGTAAAATTTTAAGATCATTATCACCAAGTGCACTGGACGATAGTTTTTTATACGTAAGTTCACATGTGTAATTTTTTAGTTTACTTAACTCATAAAAAGAAGCATCACAATTTGTGACTACTGCACGTTTCATAATGTATTCCAAATCAAAACCAAATATGTTCCATCCGGTAATAATATCAACGTCTTCCTTTGTTATATACTCTTTAAAAGCCATGAGCATTTCACGCTCCGTTGTATAACTTTTAATTGTACATCCTTCTAGATTTGAATCTGTATTTTTATAACATAAACAGGTCTTATCGTATGGTATCTCCGAACCAAAGCGTGCTAAAGAAATGGCAATTTGAAAACATGCATCATCTTTAACATCTGCATCAGGAAATTTACCAGTAGAACTATTACATTCAATATCTACAGATGCAACAACAAAAGGTGCACTTTCATTAATGTTAACAGGTTTAAGTGTTTTCCAATCATTACAGAATAGGTCTATATCTACATTTGCAAGATAAGAACGAACACATGTATCACCAGAATCCATCCAACCAGTCGATTGTATACCCGTTCTATGCATTAATCTCAGAACGGGGTCAAGATTAGATTCGTATACTTTAAATTTTACGGGTTCATCATGTAAAACACGTTTTAATCTCCCGTTTACCATACGCCGCGCTGCCAAATTTTTAAATTTTAACTGCATGAATGAAAATAGTTCATTATTTTGAAAACCCCATACATCTTTTCCTTGAACTATATCATATCCCACTAAACATTCAGGACACGTTTTATCTATTTTCGTATAAAGATTACGAACATCCATCGCTGTCATTTTCTTCGGAAGTTTTAAAAAAAAGTATGGAGTAAAACTTGTCGTAACACATACAGATTTACCTTCATGCGTTTTACCAAAAATACTAATTAAGTGTTCATCTTCAGTGTCTTGTGTTTCCCAGGTGAGTACCTGGAACACGACCATTTTTATCTAATACGTTAATGCCCAATTTTTTTAATATAGTATATTAGTAAATATGTCAGCTGCCTTGATTGATCTTGTCTCAGTCGGTGCCCAGGATGTCTATATCACGGGCAATCCAGAAGTCTCTTTTTTTAGACAAAACTATAAACGTCATACAAATTTTGCCATCAAGCCAGAACGAATGGATTATATCGGAACATTTGGCGCAGGTAACGAAGTTGTTATCCCAATTCGCTCAAAAGGTGATTTGTTAAGTTATGTATGGATAGAAGGTACAAATATAAATAAAAATTTTAATTCTGCATCGAGTTTATTTGATTCGAGTACAACACCAACCGAATTTTCTTTGTGGATTGGTGGCCAGGAAGTAACTAGATTAGATTCTCTTTTTATTTCTGGTATACATAACGTTCTTTATAATGAATCTCAAGCTAAGTCAACTTGTGTTACGACTTGTTACGATAGTATGGAAAATACATCGACTAATAGTTACATGATCCCATTCTTTTTCAGTGAAGATTGGACAAAGTCTCTCCCAATGGTCGGTCTTCAATATCACGAAGTTGAAATTAGAATCAAATTACACCCCAACTTTAACCCTTCAACAACACCAAAGGTATATGGTTCCTATGTATACCTCGATACTATGGAACGCGAATTCTTTGCAAATAATGAACACGAACTTCTTATCACCCAAACACAATATCAACCAATGACTGTATCAGATACATCTGTCGATTTAACTTATTTTAATCATCCAGTAAAGGCTGTGCATATTACAGGGGCAAATGGTGGTAATGGGGACGGCTTAAATAAAAAACAAAGATATAGTTTTGATACGGCGTCCATGTATATTAACGGTGTACCACTTTTTGAAAACATGACGTATGAATATCATAACCAAATTGTCCCATCAAGACATTGCTCTGTATTATCAACGACACTTGATGCAGAACCAGTTACATCTTGGCCTTTCTGTCTTACAATGAATAAGTCACAGCCAACAGGTACATTAAACTTTTCTAGAATAGATAACGCTAAAATTACTATAAATACTCCATTCAATATTAATACACCAGCTGTACTTAGAGCTTACGCGGTTAACTATAACATTCTCAGGATTAAGAATGGTATGGGTGGCGTCGCGTTTGGAAATTAATTATATAAATATAACATACGAAATCAGGGATTTATTATAAATTTCTCAATAAAACACATGTTACGTTTGAGAGATTTAAAAAAACTCATTTTAGTATCAGAAAACGTTAATGTTCGTCTATTACAACACGTATAAAAGTGCGTTTTGTAATAGAGGTCTCTTATTTTACGCGACATATATAGTTTAATTAGTACCCGAAGATCCAAAGCCGCGTTCACCACGTTTCGTTTCTTGTAATTCGTCAACTTCTTCAATAAGAGGTGTTTCGCATCTTTCTAGAATTAATTGTGCGATTCTATCACCTTGTTTAATTTCAAAGGATTCACTCCCGTGATTAAACAATATAACCTTTAATTCGCCCGTGTAATCTGGATCAATAACACCGGCACCCGTTTGAATACCATGTTTTACACTTAGTCCAGATCTTGGGGCAATACGACCATAGACACCTGTAGGAATCGTTGCACAAATACCCGTACTCACAATACCACGTTCACATGCATTAATTGTCATGTTTTCCATACTATACAAATCGTATCCCACTGAACCAGGGGATGCACGCGTAGGTAAAGTTGCGTCGAGTGTTAATCGTTTAATTCTGAGTGTTTCCATGTTTTATTATGTTACGAATGTTTTCTTTAAAACCATTTAAAATAATGTAACGTATATTTAGAAATGAGTTTGAAAATTATCATGGGTAACATGTTTTCAGGAAAAACGTCCGAACTTATCCGGCGTTTGAAAAGGTACAGAGTTATAGGTAAACGTATTCTTGTTATAAATTCAAAAAAAGATACACGCGCCTCTGAAGACGTTTTACGCACCCATGATAATGTTCGTTTCGATTGTATAAAAACAAACAACCTCGACGAAGTCGATTTTTCAGAAGTTGATGTTATAGCACTGGATGAAGCTCAATTTTTTACCGGTCTTAAAAAATTTGTAGAACGAGTTCTTGATTCGGGTAAAACTATTTTACTCGCAGGACTTGATGGTGATTATAAACAGAGAAAATTCGGTGAACTTGTAGATTGTGTACCTCTCGCAGATAAAGTTTTCAAAATATCAGCGATGTGTATGGATTGTATGGATGGAACACATGGACCGTTTACAAAACGTATAGTACAAAATGATGAACTTGAACTTGTTGGTGATCATAACATGTATAAAGCGGTGTGTAGGAAACATTTACAATAAAGCCATTTCTTCATCTGTAATACCAACATCCATGTACAAAATATATCTATCTTTTTCCGAATTATTATCTGCATAGTGCGGAAATGTTGAATCAAATGTTATAGATTTACCGTTTTTTATAGCTATCTTAGTTTCTCGCAAATAAAGATGACAATCTTCTGGTACATCTAAACCTAAATTGTATGCGACGCTATTTGAAGTTAACCCAGTGTTATCATCAGTGTGAATGTCCAAACGTGTCATAGGTAATAATTTATTAAATGCAGCTACACGTATACCTTTTATATTGGATAGTAATTCTAATGTCTTTGGACAATATTTACAATTATTAGGTATAGGAATACCATTATAAATAATTGGCCAACTTATCCACGTGTTACCATCATCCTGCCAACTTTTCAACCACCCGTGATCAGTTTCATATTTTTTCACGACTTTTAACAAATTATTAGAATCAACCCATTCACCTTGTTCTCTTTGGTTATTTTGTATAAACTTTTTTGGTAAATGTAAACATTCATTTCGCATGATGTTATAATTTTCTTCCAAAACCACGAGTTTTTCGAGGGTTTTAAATATCATGCTTAATACTAGTATTATTTTTTTAAAATCTATTAATGTCTACTATTAAAACAACTCGTTTTTTATCATCAAATTTATCAACGCGGTGATATCTCGCGTGATCAAAAAGTATATGTTCACCCGGTTCGTGTTTATGAAATTCGTATTCTGTATCAAGATTACTCGTACCTTCAAGTGTTAAATGATATCGCAATTGTAAATTACTTTCGGCGCGATGTGCTGGTATAGTCACTGGTCCTTCCATAACCGAAATCATTGCATTATCAACACACTGAATCGATTTTAAAAATGCATGGGTTTTTGGAAAATCTTTTATTTTATGATAATAATAATTTTCATTGCGTTCAAACCATGGATCGAGGTCATGGAAATAATATTTTTTTGTATTTTTATATAATGCGTTGTATTCATCATTTATATCATAAAAGTGTTTTTGTACACGCCAAAGCCCGGTAAAGTCGTCTACGGAATAATGTGGTTTATGAAAAAATAAATCTATAACCGAGTTTCGTATACCCACTAACGGACGCAAAGGTTTTTGAAAATAAAGTTTATCTATAGGATTTTTTATATAATCCTGAAATATAAAAACAAAAGGTAATAACAAAAACCACATTTTTTTATTTACTTATAATAAATGCCAGGTTATAATAAAAAAGAATATTACGCACCAGTACAAACTGAAAAGGTAAACACATTAGATCAAAGATTTTTAGGTCTAACTAATGTTCAAATTGGTTTATTTACTATACCAACTATACTTGTTATAGCATCCCTCGTTTTACTTCTTTTGAATAAAAAAGCGCGTTACAGTCCAGCTATATACATTTCATTATTTATTAGTTCAGTACATTTGTATCATCATTACACACTTGCACGATTACAAAATAAATATGTTAAGTAATTATATAATGCGTGTTCGATTACGAAAAAGTCCGCGATTAGATAAAAAGTTCAGGGTTACATTTGATAATGGAAAAATTGTTGATTTTGGAGCCAAAGGATACTCCGATTATACAAAACACAAAAATCCATTACGTATGCGTATGTATGTCACGCGTCACGGTGGGTTTGTACCACATATGGTTCAAAAACAAACTGATCCTAAACTTGTTCATAAAAACATGCTTGATGTTACACGAAGTGATAAAGAAAACTGGACGAAGTCAGGTTTGTATACCGCTGGGTTTTGGTCGAGGTGGTTATTGTGGAGTCACCCCGAACTCGGGGGTGCTAAAAAAATAATAACTAAGAAGTTTGGTTTAATTTTCGTCTAATACCACGCCTTTCGAGGTTTGCTTTGAGTGCTGTCATTAAATTGGCGCGAGGGTCACGCTTTACAGGCCGCGGTGGAACTGGGGGTGCAGGAGGAATTGGAGGTGCGCGCGTAGCTGCTGGTTCAACTTTTTTTACCGAAACTCGGGGAGCTCTCGGAACACTTGGTTCCATTGTCCTTAATAATGATTTACACGTTCGTAAAAGTTTTTTTGAATTGCGAACCTGTATTTCCAATGCAGGTGGTCGTCTGCGTTCTATTTTTAACTTAAGTTCCTTTTCACTTAAGGGAACACGTTTACCCTTCACCTTTTTAGTCACACGAAGTCCGAGACGTTTCGCCTCGTTTTTTAAAATATCAATCTTCATTTATATTACCCAATATATTTTATTTGTTTAATATAAATGACATCGTTTCAATGTAAACCATCAAGTTTAGCATCTACATTGTGCTGTTGCTTATGCTGTTTTTTTCTAGTGTATAAACCAGCACGAACAGCTATACAATTTGTAAAAAGTCCACAGGTATTAGCAACTTTAGTTATCTCATGTTGTTGTATGAGTTCACAGGCGTCTACAATAGGTAAATGTGCATACAAGGCCGTCGTACCAGAAAAGAAAAAGTAATTAAAAGAAGTTATCCGTTCTATACAATTTAGTCTGGAATGAACCCGTTTGTCCTAAAACCGAAACGGTTTCATTACCATAAAGTTCTTGGCACCCTATATCGTCCATACAATCGCGTGTATCGTGTTTAACAGGTAAAGAATACATTTGTTCACCTGGTGTAACTGTATAATAATGATACCTATCTCGTCTCCCCCTGACTTCTTTACCAAATAAAGGTAGTGTTTCGTCATCTGGTCCTACCAAAACACCCATTTGTTGTACATACCCAGGTTTATATTCTTTGATAGGTGGTTTTCTATACTCTCTTTCTACAGGTATTTGAACCGGAACTTCAAATGGGACACCGACGGGAACTTGTTTTTTAACAACGACTGGGTTACTCAATTGATAAAGTATTATAGAAACAAGTATTACAAAAACGACAGCGACCATTTTTTGTTGTGTTTTGTTTTTAATTTTCATTTATATAAGCTATTATTTTTTATTAAGTAATGGTCCTAAATCAATACGATCGAGTCTATATTGAACAAATAACCACAATCCAAAAAATAACGCTTTTAAAAAATTATTTGCTTCTGTGTCATCCATTTTGTATATAGGACCCATGATTCTACCAAAAAATGTTTCTTCTTTATCATTACCTGTTATAACCATTTCCATTTGTGTTAATGCACACGTGTCATCATTCACAGACCAATGAAAAAATATAAAAGGAACAAGTAACGAATAAAATTCGAGGTTTTGTTTATTTTTCATAAATGGAATAACGAGCATTGTTATAAAAAACACTAAATGAATGAAGAATATAATGTTCATATCTATTAGTATGGACAAAGAAAAGAAACTTCCAAAGATATGGCATCCACAACAGGAGAAAATCTTAAAGTCGTGGGGTGAAGCTGCTGCGTGTTACCGTTACATGCATTACCAAGCCTATTGTTCTTATAAAAAATTGAGTATGAAATTTACCATACCACTTATTATTGTAAGTACAGTCACAGGTACGGCAAACTTTGCACAAGAAACGTTTCCACCAACGGTTCAACCGTATGTACCTTCGGCTATTGGTGGCCTGAACTTGATAACAGCTATAGCAACAACAATCATGCAATTCCTTAAAATCAATGAACTTATGGAAGGTCATCGTGTCGCTTCGGTACAATATGGTAAACTTTCAAGAACCATTCGTCTCGAACTAACCTTACCACTCGCTGAAAGAACACAAGATGGAACAACCATGGTCGAAAACTGTCGTAACGAATACGATAGACTTATCGAACAATCACCAAATGTACCAAAACAAACTATCGAGGATTTTGATCGTGAATTTCCAGACGATAACCAATTCTTTAAACCCGAAATCATGCATATACAGCCTATTGTACCATTTAAAGCTATCGCTGAAAACACGGTCATGACCAAACTTAAAGATGCAATTGGTGGTACCGCTAAACGCGAACTTAAACGCGAACTCGATGAAATACGAGGAAATGTAAATACAGTTAAAAAAACGGTTAAAGCCGATATAGAGAAAATAGAGGAGCGTAAAAACGAAATATCGGATTTAAAAGATAGGGGTCTCGTAAGTCTTAAAGGTGATCTTATGAAAGAATTACGTAGACGCACAGAACTCATGGAAGTTGTTACAGAATCACCGAAAGACGATTCACAAGATACGCCACCATGATGAATAGTGTAAAGTTAAAGACTGTAATGCACATCAAATAAGGAAATAGTTTCCTTTTTAAAGGTTCTAAAACACGTGTTTGAAGTGTATTATTTTCCATAATAATATCTAAAGCCTGTGTAGCAAGGTCACTTTCTTCAATTTTATTAGACATGGATGCCTTCGTTACAATACATAAACAAAAAAAGGTTGATGGTATTTCGCTCCATAATCAAGAAATACTCGAAATCAAAAGACTATTGGAAAATGGTACCAATGTATTTTTATGTGGTGCTTCTGGCGTGGGAAAAAGTTTTATTCTGAATGCAATTCTTGATGAAACGAATAGTATAGAAATATACGATGAAATTTTACAGAAAAAAGAAATCTATTTAAGTGCTATTAAAAATTCTAACAGGTATACGTATATAGACGATTATGAATCTGATAATGTGTATAAAAGTATAATAGAAACCGTCTGTAACGGAGGTCACATTACTCAAAAACCATTAATTGTCACGTCCAAAAATGTACACATTTTACCAAATTTTAAGATGGTTTTTATACCAAAACGTAAACCTGAAATTATACAAAAACTTATGCCGAATCACCCACGTGCAAAAATAGCTTCAGAAAAGTGTAAAGGAAATATAAGAAACTTTTTTAGTTACCTTGATTTTGATGACGATAAGGATATTTTCAAAACATCTAAAGAAATCATAGAAGACTTTTTTTGTAAACCTAATGCTATCGACATTGAAGAAACTATACATGAACATGGACATATATGGGGTTCTGTGCATGAAAACTATCTTGCTTCTAATACAGAATATTATGACAAAATAATGAATAATTTAGTCCAATCTGACGTATATGATACAGAGCTTTATAAAGGTGAATGGGATTGTATGCCTTATTTTGTTTTACACGCCATGAAACTCCCCAAAATGTATATGGAAAATACAATAGAACCAGAAAAAATACGCCCAGGAAGTTGTTGGACAAAATACGGAAATCAAAAAATGCGAGAACAAAAAGTAAGAAGTATACAGGCACGTTCTAATACAAAAATGTCACATCATGAATTCATGTTATTACGAGAATACACAAAACAAGGTGATGTTTCAAAATTTAAGGAGTATTCTTTAACACCCCAAGATTTTGATGTTATGAACCATTTAGGTATACAAAATAAATTAAAACAAAGAGAAGTTACAAAAATTAAAAAACTTATTAAAGAGGTGTGTACAGAATAACTAAATGAACACGACATCTACCGAAGAAGAACAGGAATTTAAAATATCTCGTGTAATTGGTAATGAAATTTTTTATTACGGTGAAATTACAGATGTAGATATCCTTGAGTTTATTGAAGATTTTAAGAAACTTGAAATAGATCTTCTTAAAAAAAAGGCTGAACTTATTGGTTACGACCCCGTTATACATTTTCATATATGTAGTGAAGGTGGTGACTTGTTCGCGGGGTTAAGTGCCATGAACATTATTGAAAAATCACGTGTTAAAGTTATTACCATAGCACAAGGCGTGTGTTGTTCCGCCGCCACGTTTCTTCTTTTAGGTGGTCATGAACGTCGTATAGGTAAGAACGCGCACGTACTCATACACCAAATATCAACCAACGGGTTTTGGGGGAAATACGAAGAACTCAAAGACGAAATGAAATCGTGTGATAAACTCATGGATATGGTTACAAAGACGTATAAGGAAAAAACAACTATACCACAAAAACAACTTAAGAAAATCATGAAACGTGACATGTATTTAGACCCACAAGAGTGTATCAAGTATAATGTCGTTGATTCTGTTGATTAGATCCCGACTAAAGACCCAGAAGGGGTCTTTAGTAGTATCACGGAGGGGGGGGTCTGGGGTTTTTCTCTTCACAGATCCCTTCGGGATCTGGTTTCTACATGTCTCTTATACAAACCAATAATGGTTGCTAGTATAAGAAATATGCATAAAGTATTTGCGTTTAGAGGAATAACCGTGTTTTCTGGAGGCCTAAGTCGTTCCATTCGTTTATAATCTACAACTGGAGGAACACTACTCATCTATTATAATGGAAACAATTTTTAAAACGGATAAAAACGGCAATCAAAGGTACACTTCAATCAGAGTTGAAAAACTGAAAGACGGTACCGCCAATATCATTAAAGCAACTGGTGTTGTTGATGGTAAAGAATCTATCTCAACAACGCACGTCCCGCTCGGGTACGAAAGTGCCCTGAAACGTGCAAAAACCATGTGGAAAAATTTACAGGTACCAGACGTTATGCCTATGTTGGCAAACAAATGGGACGATCGTAAAAGGTACATCTCGGAACCGTTCTATGTTCAACCCAAACTCGACGGGGTTCGACTACTCGTCTCGAATAAAGGCGGGATTTCACGTACGGGGAAACTCGTCCCGGGAACCGAGTATCTCGGTAAAGGTCTTAAAGATGGGGAGTACCTCGACGGTGAATGTTACGATCCAAACAAAACGTTCGAGGAAATTACGAGTTTGTTTAAAACCGATCCGAGACAACTCACGTTTTACGTCTTTGATTATTTCGACGTGAATCGTCCCGATTTACCGTTCGAGGAACGCAAAAAGTATGTCACGGTCGAAACAAAACTCGTTCGTAAGAAAACGTGTTTGAAACAGTTCCACGATCAGTTCGTTTCGCAAGGGTACGAAGGGACCATGGTTCGTGATCCCGCGAGTGTGTATGAAAACGGGAAACGGAGTAATTACCTATTGAAATTCAAAGATTTCATGACGGAAGAATACGAAGTTGTCGATGCAAAGACGGGACACGGTCGCGATGCAAATGCCGTCGTATGGGTATGTAAAACCGAAAATGGAAGTACATTCTGTGTTCGACCCGAAGGTACGATCGAACAAAGAGAGTATTTTTATGCGCATAAGGAAAAGTATTTCGGTAAAATGTTAACCGTAAAGTTCCAAAACTTGACGGATCTCGGGATCCCGAGGTTTCCCGTCGGAATAGTATTTAGAGATTACGAGTGAATATTTTGTAATAAATGAAAAGAGTTGCTATTGATATCGACGAAGTTCTCGTCTCGTTCGTAAGACCCATGGCAAAATTCCGTGGGTACAAGTTTCCCGCCACTAAAAGGTACCCTTACGTCTATAAAGATATGTTTAACATTACCGAAACCGAATCGCGTAACATGGTCCACGATTTTTACGAATCCGAAGAGTTCGCGAAACTTAAACCGATCCCGGGCGTGTGTAAACAAATGGGGTATTTACGCAAACACGCCGATAAAATGTATATCGTCACAGGTCGCCAAAGTTACGCGCGTACACAAACCGAACAGTGGCTCGAGTACTGGTTCCCCAACACGTTCGACGATCTTATCATGACCAATAGTTATACGGATCACGAAATTGAGAAACACGAAATCTGTCGAAGTCTTGCTTTAGACTCGATTATTGACGATAGTTTCGACGTGTGTACCAAATGTAACCGTATCGGTATAGACGCGTATAATATCGTCGGGTACGGTAAAATACGGTACCCGTGGGCCATTGAATCGAGTATGCAGAGAGCTTGGGGTTAATATTTAATTAATACAATACCACTACCACCACCACCTGAATACCCCTCTCCATTATGTGTTTGACCACCACCACCACCACCCGTATGAGCTTTACCGTACTTAACTATATTATCCGTTTGATCGTCTGCGCCCAAACCAGTACCACCTCCACCTTTACCCCCACTTACATTTGTATTGATATTATTATTATTACCACCACCACCACCACCTGCAAACCAAGATTCACCGTTTATAACTTCCCCATAAATTGCTCCAC